ATAGGCAATTGCCACGGCCTGCTTAACCGGCTTACCGGCAGCCACTTCGGCTTTTACATTGGACCGAAAGGCTTTGGGGGAAGATGATTTAACTAATGGCATATTAAGACCCCATCCATGATGTATTAACGCCGCTGCCTTGAGAATTAACTCTGCGGGCAGGCTCAGTATACTCTCGGTGAGCAACAGGAAAGGCAAACGTCACGCACAGCGCGTCAGCCGCGTCCGGTGATGCCAAACCCCTTGCCCTCATCTCTTTTTTCCCTTCAAGGAAAATAGTCCCAGAAGAATCCGGCCTCTTAGCCGGTCCCGTTAAATCCGCCCTCAACTGCCTGTCGGACGGAATACTAGCAGATTTTAGCCAGTTCCTCATATCATTCCACATTTCGGCACGCTTATTGCCAAAGGCTTGCGGGTGCTTGGCCTTGTTTCCAAAGTTAATCCCGCGCACCTTATACCGCTGCTCGGTCAACCTATCCAATATCCCGTACCCCAGCCCGCCCTCATCAATCACCGTCAAAGCAGGCTTAAATTCCTCAATCGCCTCAATCACGCGGCCCACAATCGTCATCGTGTCCTCACCCTGATAACGCTTAATCGCAACCAAGTCCCTGCCCTGACGCACCACAATAACTGTCGCATCCGCGCCACCGCGTGCCGGATCAACCCCAACAATAATGGGCGCAGTCATGTCCTTGTACTTGGGACGCTTCATCGCATCATCCACCAAAGTTGGACCAATGAACTGGTCCTCGCCAGCCGAAGGGAACTCCCCATATACCTCAATCCTTGCCTGGCTAGAATTCTCGCCATACTCAGCAATAATCTGCTCGTAAACCGCCTTATCCGTATCCTCCACCGTCCTCGCATCCACGGTCCTTGATTTCCAAAACGCCCTCTTGGCGTTAAAGCACTCAAAGAAATACCCGCTGTTACGCCTCGGATTGGAGAACGCAAACCAGTACCTGTCAGGCGTATTCTCCGTAAAGAATCCTGCGCCCACGTCCCATATCGCATCCGGTATACCGCTGCTCTCATCAAAGATCAGCATCATGCCGTCCTGGTTATGCACGCCAGCATAACTATCCGGATTCTCCTCCGACCACAGCTTGCCCTCGCACGCCCAATACCGCGTACCCTTCTTCAAATCTTTCTCAACAATGTCCGTCAACCACTTAGCGGGTACCAACTTTGTCGCGCTTATCTCCCACCAATGACTATTAATCAGCATCGCTGACCACTTAGTCAACTCGGCCCAGGTCACCGAGCGCAACTGGTTTTCGCTGTTGGCGCTAACCACCACCGAGCCGCCAATCCTTGTGGTCAGCATCCAAAGCACCAGCCAACTCACCAGCGCAGACTTACCGATACCGCGCCCGCTTGATACTGCCATCCTGATGGTGTCGTAGTCAACCTTGCCGCCTTGCGCCTTAATATGCTCCGCAATCTCCCGTAACACCTCGCGCTGCCACTTCCTCGGGCCAGCGAACTTGGCTAACGGCGTATTCTTCACGCCCCACGGGAACGCGTACATCACGAACGCTTCCGGATCGTCCGCAATGGCCGGTGACCATAACTCGGTCATCAGCTTCTGTTCTTCCTCGCCTCGGTAGATGGGTAGTTGCATTACTTCTTACGCTTCTTCTTGATAATCTCGTTGATGGTGTCAATCTGATCTGCAACGGAAGCTGGGGTTGGGGCTGCTAATAAATCAGGTGCAGCAACTCCCATAGTCGCGGCAATGGCCGCAGTTTTTCGAAATGGATCAAAAGCGGCAAAGCGGGAACGGATGTTGTCAGAACCTGACGGAATCATGTGCTGTGTTTGCACACCACCAAGGTCACCCATATCAGTAACTTTTAATCTATCTATACCGTATTTTGGTAATTCATTAATCAAGTTTCGCGTTCTTGGTATTCCTAGGGATTGCGCCAAATTGTCACGAAACCATCCACCTCCACCTTCACCCAAATCAGAAACAGTAAATTCTTTACCACCAAGTTTTAACGGAATTATGTTTGGCCCTGCATTTATATTATTTAATGCCATTTGTCTACCAGTAGCATTTGCATAAATGTCTGCTATGCGCGGTTCTTCTGCTGCATAAGTTGGCAACTTTCCAGCAAATTTATCAAAATCATTTGTTGTTCCATGATACACATCAGTATCAAACCCCATCGCCGCAGCCCTTTGCTCTGCCGTATTGCCAGCAGGCAATCCCAACCCACCTTGACTAACTGGCAATGCAGCGCGTTGCTGGGCAAGGTCTAAGGCGGCTTGTTGGGGGTAGGGTGCTCTTTGTGCTTTACCAAGAATATTCAACGTGACAGACTCAACAAGCATTGCTTCCGTATCTTGATCTGTTGGTTTATATTTTTTAAATTGAGAGTTAACCATATTCTCAAATTCTTTTTCGCCAACCAAATCCATTGATTTTCTAACTCTTTCAACGGTAGGAATGTCCTTAACTTTTAACATCTCCTCCATTGTTAACTCAGGTCTATAAATACCCTTTTCTAAATTAATTGGCTTAATCCCCATCCCTACAGGCAAACCCTTGGTAAATCTTGCCGCAGGCAACATCCCAATTGCAGTCCCAACAGGGAACCCATACTCAGCGCCCTGTCGCACCGCTGCCGTGTTCGGGTCAAGCACGCTGCCTTGGAACTGATCAGGCTCGGTGCCTGTTACCCCGCCAAGAAAACCATACAAGCCTGGGAACTGCTGACGCAAATACGATTCGCTTGGGCCTTGCAACATCTGCGTGCCCATCAGGTTGCGCGGACCATAGGCCAAGCTATTGCTCGGGCGTGGGGCTAGTGCGTTTGTGTAAACGGGCATAGGTCGTTTTTACCACAGTTTCACTTTAAAAAAAAATTGTTCGTGGACGCTCCGTTTTTCGTGGCCCTTTGCGTCGGCCCTACCCGGGGCGGGTCGGGGAAATCCTGCGGCCAAGGTCAATCGGTCATGGGCATTGGTAGGTTATGCACAGGTAATGCACAGGCCAAACAACTTAACATAACACCCGTCGTCTATAGTAAACATGAATCAGAGTGGGTTATCCACAGGCCGAGAGTCCACATCGGTCACATTGTCCAGTGCCAATGGTGCCATGCCAGTTACCCTTGCCTTGGCTGCCTCAAGCGCATCGATGACGCTGATACGCTCATCGCGCACCGTCATATCTATGCGGTCGCCGTAAGTGCGCGGCTTCAGTTTGGACGCGATCCACTTGCGCGCATCCACTTGCATCCGCTTCTGCTGCACCCAGGCGCTCGCCATAGCGCCCTCTAGATGCTCTGGCATAGGTTCGTCAGACAGTTGCAGTATCTCGTCCGCTAGCTTGTCTGCGCGGTCTTGTACGGCCTTCTCGTAGGCTGCGCGCAGCTTGTCGTCCTGCTCCATCATGGCGTGAAAGCCACCCCACGTTGGATAACCAGGATCAGCCAGCACTGTTGACAACGCCTTGCCTGCGGAAACGCGACCGATGATCTCAAGCCAAACTGGATGCTCGGGCGGCCATTTAACTGGTCTGCCCATGATTGCACCGTTTTTAGTAGTCTTTTCAGCCAAAGTCTTCATCATTACCCCATGCGCGTGCGCGTAATCGTTAAAAATGTGCGCGAAAAGCGACTAAATAAGTCCGAATCGCGCAATCCTCTGCCAATTGTGTCGCGTCCAGAATGCCTGTGTCGCTTACAGAACACTTGAGCCGCGTTCCTTCACTCACCGCACAAAAGCCTTTGTGTCAAACAGCTTTGGCGTCTTGCTCGGTGTCGTCATATCCAAATCATTGTCCATGTCATCAAACCCGCTAGGCCCACCGACCTTAACCAGCTTGCTGTCTGGCTATTGTCGCTTGATCTCGCTGATTTTGCCATCTGCCTGGCGTGCCATGATTATCGCAATCTCAGCAGCCGTCCAGACTTCCCTATCCGTTGTCCCCTGCCACTGCTGAAGGTAAAGCCGTTTAGAAGCCTCATCCGGCACGATAACAAAAACAGTACCATCCGCCTGCTGATGCTCAATCTGTCGCAGATTAGGCGCTTCTGACACGTTGTTGGCTACCGCCCAGCGCTCCATCGCATCGTAAGCCTTGCACATCCCTTTTACGGCTTTGTCCAACTTCACATCATCGCGTGATTCCTGTGCCTGCCAAACGCGCTCAAGTTGCAGCCAAACCTTTTCCCGCAACTCGGTATCCACCAACCAAACCAATCTATCAATACCCCACACCGCATCATGGGTATTCTTTCGGTTCGTCAGTTCCACCATCACCGCGTTTTTAAACACTTCAAACTTGTCTGCCGGAAACGCTGGCATCGCCGGTTCCTTAATCGCCAAAGTTTTAACTTTATTTCTCGCCATTTCCCACTCCGTCAAAGTTGCACAGTTCTGAACGCTTTGGACCAGGATTCGGGCATTGGCTGAAACGACGGAATGGGACGCGTATTAAGACTTACGCGTCCATTCCGTCGTTTTTCCAGCCAATTTATGCCATACGAAATGGGAAATAGGGGGCCTTCCATTTCGTCGTCCATTTCGTCCATTCCGTCCATTTCGTTAAACACCCCATTTACCCCTAAAAGTCCTCGCCATTTTGCTCACCATCATCCCAAATCACCCACACCCAAGGCTCATAAATCTCAATCTTTTTGATCTCTTGGAGCGACAATTTGCTGTCCTTAAACTGCCTTGGCGTCATAGATTTGGCGATACAGGCATCTTCCCACCGCCCCAAATTGATGCACTTATTGCGTTTACCGTCCACAATCTGCATCTCTCCAAACTCCTTAATCGCCTTATGCAAG